TTATCCAATCCAAGTGCAGTAGATAAGAAATTACCAAAGAATGGTATTGATTGTACACCACTCGTGATACTATCTCCAAATTTCTTTGCGGCGTTTGCCGATGCATTGATTTGGTTATTTATGGATTTTTGAATTCTTTGTTCGTGTTTTAAAACTTGAAGGATTTTCTTTCTATTATTTAATCCTTGTTTTGTATATTGTGCAGATAATTCATCTAAATCTTTTGTTTCAAAACTTTCTTTATGTATATTTTTACGATTACCTAATATATCTCTTGTGATATCATTTGTTTTCTTTAAAGTATCAAGTTGTTCACCTGACATCTTTTTTGCATCTGAGAAAGTTGCTGCAAGTCTTTTGGCGTAGTTAATTACATCAGGAAATTCTTTGGACATTTCCTTGATAAATTCTTGAGTTTCTTTTACCGAACTCTTTATGTCTTCAAAGTTTTTCTTTGCTTTGTCTGAATTTGCCATAGGTTCTCAATTTAAATTAGTATAACCGATTATTTATTTAAATTATTTTAGTAAGTCTGTATCAAATCCTAAATCTTCCATATCTGATACCCAATTTGGGTCTTCCATTTTCTTATCAAGATACTTTTCTAATTGTTGGTCAATTTTATTTATTTGGATTAGACTCTTTTTGATTACAGGGTCTTTTGAAATCTTTTTGATAACATCTTTTTTGGCTTTCCTCGTTCCAATCGCTTTGAACAACGACCCAATAAATTCTCTTATCACTTTTTTTTCTTTGATTACTATTTTTGACATTTTGACTCCTGTTTTATCAGTAATAAATATCAAGAACCATTATTTTTTGAATTGTGGCATCTGAACTCCACCATCACCCTTTTGGGCCTTATCTATTTCTTTTTTTTGTTCTTCTACCGACTTAACTATTTGTTGTATGTAGAATCTTCTGAGTGGAATGGGCATATTATATGCCTCTGAGTGGGTAAACCCACCTTGTCCATAATATATTAGACTGAAGACTTCTTCGTGTATCGCCGGCCTGTTACTCGCCGGCTGGCCAAAAAAAGTCAATCCCAAGAGAGAGTGGTATTCTATGTGTTTTACCAACTTTACTCTTGTAGTTAATACTGATTTCTACATCAGGTTGTATTGACTTAACATATTTTCTCCATGCACGAGTATCTAAAGATAAGAATTGATTATCAACAAAGTTATCAATTTCCTTTTGGTCTGTGTTACCATTTACTGAAATGATTTGGTGTTTCATACGAAGAGATAACTCATTACTTACACCTGTAAGTTGTGTTGCCTTTTCATAACCTTGTAGTAACAAATCAATTTCAACTTCATCTTTGTGTGTTAACAATTTGAACTCAATTGTTGTTTTTGAATTAGGTAATTCATATGAGAACTTATTCTCACCTTTGAATACTGATTCATCAAACTTAACATTTTCAAGTTTAGTTAAATCAACTTCTGTTTCTACTTCTTCACCTGTATCTGGGTCTGTTAATGTTACAGGATAGTCTTTACCATATCCTAAAACACGAGTCCCAATCATTATTGCGTTCTTATCACCAAGTAGTAAATCATCTAATTTAACTCCTGGTGTTGCAATAACACTTTCTAATAATCTATCAATCACAACTCCTTGTTGTATAAGATTCTGTGATGTTAAGATGTCTTCTTCTTTTGCTGTCATGTATTTTACATCAATCACTCCCTTACTTAAAGGACTATCTTTGGGATACAATAATCCCTTTGATGGTAAAGATAGCACTTCAGTAGGAAATGCGTACTGATTTTCTGCCATGTTATTAATCTCCTTGATTAAGAATTGAATTTAAAACCATATATTTATAACTATTTTTGAATTTTAAAAAATCTTAATTATTTTTTATTTCCAAGAACTTTTTCTGCACCTGCGATTCCAAAACTACCTAAAGTAGTGAATAGGAATGAATTATATACTACATCATTGATAACTAAATCTTTACCCATGATACCAGTAATAACATCTGCACCTGCAAACATAACCATTATTGTAAACGCACCGAAACCAATTATTGATTTCTCGTTATAATCATTATCATCCTTGAATATTTCCCACATTTTCATATGTCTCCGTTTGTTATTAGAATTGTAATATTGCGTAATCGTATCTTAATGTAAGACTGATATCTGCAACATCTGTTCCATTTGCGAAATCTAAATCATTAAAGTTTGCAGATTGAATCATTGCACCTTTCAATGTCCATTCTTCAACTTTGTCACCGACTGGCCCCAATAGATTGAAGGTAATATCTTTTTTGTAGAAATCAGAATATCCATCACGACCTGTTACAGATTCATGATGTAGTCTTACCCATTCCATTACTGCTTGTGCACCACTTGGAACGATTGGGTCATAGAGAGTTATTTCTAAAGTCTCCCATGCACCTTTACCTTTAACATATCTTTTAACATTGATATGTTCTAATACGATTTCTTCAAAAGTTATTGTTGGTCTATTAGCTGTCTTTACAAGATATGCTGGTATTCCATCAATATACATGATGAACCTATTTTTTGTTTTAGGTTCAAACGGGGTATAAAAAATTTCATTTGGGTCAATTAGTTCTGCCATTTTCTTTCTCCTATTAGGCCAGTTTTACTTATTACATTAATAAATATAAGAAAGTTGAAAAAAGTGTATTACAATAATATTATAATCTTAGAAGTTTTTTTGAAGTTTTTTAAGAAAAAAGCTTGACATTGGTGTGTATTATTGGTATATTATTATGTGATTAAAGATAGAAATGAAAGGAATATGATTATGATAACAAATTTAACAATACCAAATTTTACTGAAGGTTTCACTAAGGAACAAATAGAACAAAATATTGAGATGTTTACTCAACAACAAGAAACTGCTATAGTTAATCTTTATGAAAATAAAAGAGAAACTTTGGCTTTTAATGAAAGTGGTAATAAACAAGGTTATGAAGAAAGATTAGATGATACTGACTTCTTTACGGTTTATGACTTCTTAGGTTGTTATAATGTTGTTGGTTTTACCGATGAACAAGTAGAAGAAATTATTCAAAGAATTTATTAAAAAAAGCTTGACACTAATGTTAGAAATGATTATATTATAGTATGATATTTTGAAAGCGATCCTGTTAAATAAAGAAAGTGAAAGGAAGTGATGTAAATGTTTTAATTCAGTAAATAGTTAGGTGTTAATATCGTAATCGTAAGAACCTAACAGAAACAAAAAACCCCAATCGTAAGACTGGGGTTTTTTATTATAAGTCACTTTATAAGTTAAACTTATTCAGGAAATGTTGCTCCTGTTGGTTGTACTACGAAGTCAAGTACAATGAACTCAGCAGTTCTTGTAGGTTGGATAAATATCTGTCCTACTAACTGATTTCTATCAACAACATCTGGTGTGTTGTTTGATTCATCCATTACTACTCTAAATGCAGTTAAACCACTATTTGCTTGAACTTGTTCTAAGAACGGATTCACAATACCCAAGAAACGATTTCTTGTAGTTGCAGTGTTCTGTTCAAAGACTAAGTATCTTGAAGAAGAAGCAATGAACTTACGAAGTCTAATTAATAGTCTTCTTACATTGATTCTGTCAAGAGCACTTGGTTTTCCTTGAAGTGTTTTCTGTCCAAACACAACTACACCTTGTGCAGGGAATGAAGCGATTGGATTGATTCTGTTTTCATAAAGGTCATCCCTTTCTGAATGAGTCAATCTTGTTTTTGCTTCTAATACCCCAAACTGACCTAAACCACCACGATTTAGACCTGCAGGTGCAAACCATTCATGAGAAACTCTATCAGTATTTGCAATTACCGCTGGTAATACAACTGATGGTGGAACCCATGTTGGTTTGTTAGTGTTGATATCTTGGATTTTGACCCATGGATAATAAGTTGCTGCATAGTTAGTATCTAATGCCTTAATATCTTGGATAGCGTTATCTACTGAACGACCCCATCTTGAACCATCCATAACATAGAATGCATCTGCTCTCGCTTCTGCAACATCTATAGCTTTGTTGGTTATTGATGGATGATATTCATGAATAACACCAGGTGTCACTATCATGTTGATATCAAACTCATCTGGATTTGAGATTGCATTTAATGCTCTCTTATAAGCAATTGAACCACTCGTGGTTCCTAAGCTTAAATCAAATCCTTGTGTGTTTGTTGATGAAATGTCATTTCCTACATTCTTGGCTTTTGCTGGATTGAATCCATCAAATCCACCTTGAACTGGTAGGACGAATTTTCTTTGTTTGTAGTGTGACAATGCTAATGTTACTTTTTCAGTACCATTTGAATAAGTACCACCTAATGTTGATGCGTCTACATGACCATAATAGTCTTCTAACGACCAACTTACATTATTACCAACTGCAGATGCAGCAGGTAATGGTGCAAGATATTGTTTACTATCTTCATTAGCGAAATCAAACCCTACATACACATTTGAATTGAACTCACCTCTATCATTTAACTGATATGTCTTGAATTGTGCATTTGGTACTGCAGTTGAACCAGACAGGGTAGCGATTGCTGCCTGAACTGGTGCACTTAATTTACCAAATCCCATAGGAACTAATCCTTTTGCGATACCTTCAAGATTTCCGAAATCAGAAACATATATGTATTTTGATTTATTTGGATAATCACCATTATAGGTTAATTTACCTTGTGAATCAATTGTTACATATCTATCACCAATTGCTCTTGGTAGGTAGTTTACTGAATCCTCATCAAAATTTAGATTTTGGAAACTTTCTAAGATTGTTCCATCATCACTTTCACCTGGATTGTTCACTTGAACACTTAAGGTAAATGAACCATAGTCACTACCTGCAACATCTGTAGGTTCTTTAACATCGGATATACCAATTTTGTAAAGACTATTTACATTTGAACCATGTGAACGAGTGTTAACTTTAAATAAGTCTGTTCTTGCTCCATTGATTAATTGTGATTGTATGGAAGGTGATGTCGCAACTTTGTAATCATGTGTGAAATCATCACTTCCACTTGCAATAGCTATTAAAGTTGCTGCTCCGAATCCATTACTTGATTGTACATGTTTAAAGTTACTTGATAAGTAAACTTTATTTGCGACTGCAGTTCCTGAACTCTGTGGGTCTGTACTGAACACTTTATCAATATACTGAGCTGAACCTGTATCAAAATTGAAACTGATTGCAGTTCCTCTTAATGTAAGTGTTGCGTCACTCCATGTTCCTGTTAATGATGCACTAGCTGGCCCATTCAAACTAAATGAGTCTGGGTCTGATGCACCTCTTGATGGTTTCAATACTGCTGCAACATAATTGTCTGTAGAAGTAGAACCAGAGATATTACCTCCTGAACCACTAATAGTCAATGCTACATAGTCATTTGTATATCCACCTAATCCAAGAACACGAACAATAGTAACAGAACCTGCAGATTTTAGATATTCTCTAACTGCGTAAGGTGTGTAGTAAGATTTGTTTAGTCCACCAAACATATCTTCAAACTCTTGGAAATTACTTACCGTAGTTGGTACAAAAGCAGGCCCTCTTGATGTTGGCCCGATAAATGCTCCACCTATTTCAGAAATCCCTTGTGGTAAGAATGATAAATCTTTTTCTCGTGTAAATACACCAGGACTAACGATTCTTTCTGCCATTTGTTTTCTCCCTTGTGATTACTATTAAGTAATCTTATTTATTTTCGGTTGGTGTAAAAACACCTGTTTCTGGGTCAAGGTTACCTGGCCCATATTTTTCATTTAACGAATTTACTAAGGAAGATTCTGTTTTTTGAATTTCTATATATTGTGCTTCTAACTCTAACTTTTGGTCATGAAGTCTTTCTTGTTGTTGGTCTAACAACATTCTTTGAACTTCTAACTGACCTAAAGATAGTTGAGTAGTAGCATAATTGTCTCTTAAGTCTCTCAAAGATTTTAATTCTTCTTCAGTAAATTTAATTTCTTTCGCCATTATTATAACTCCTTTTAAGTTTATATATAAATATTAATTTGAAATCCCAAAATGGTTATTTTCTCTTTAATTTTTTTAATTCTCGTTCTAATTTTTTGGTTTTTTTGGTTAATTCTTTGACACTTTCTATTAAAAGTGGTACAATCTTTTCATATTTAACACCTAAATAACCATCACTCTTTTCACCTACTACTTCAGGTAAAACTTTGTGAACTTCTTGTGCAATAACTCCAACATCATGTCCTTCGTATGTATCTTGTTTATCATTCCAATCAAATGTATAACCACCTATTTGATTTAATTTCCATAATGGTTCTGATATTGGTTGTATATTATCTTTATATCTTTCATCTGATGAATTAAATGCAATAACATCTCCACTCGCTCTAATTGTTGAACCTGATATATTTCCTAAGAATTGTGCGTTTCCACCACCGGCTACATCAAATGCCAACATATCAATTTCACTACCACCATCATTTCCTCGTAGAGTAAATGTTGCATTAGACACTAAACTTTTTAATTCTAAATCTGTTCCACCACCATCAAGTTGTGCGTAAGCAGTTCCACCACTATAAAATTTTGTAATACCATTTGCGTTTGTTAATTCTATTCTTGCACCAGCTGTATTGTTTGCTCGTAAAGTTAGTGTTGAATCCGAGTCTATTACTCCTGATGTTCCGTCCCATTGAATAAATCCTCTAATTGCTGAATCATCAGTATCGTAGAAATTTAATGTTGGTGTTGAGTCTGATATTGTTAATATTCCACCAGAGGTTACATCACCAGATGTAGTGATACTTGAAAGGGAAGCTGCACTTCCACTTGT